GCCTGGCTGGAAGATCACTTTGATCACAAGCTGGCCCTGGACACACAGGATCCGCACTTGGCCAAGTTCGAAGAACTGCAGGCCCTGGATCTGGTAGAAATCCGAATGTTTGAAGGCGTGGGCGCAGAAAAATTTGCCGAGCATGCTTTCAGATTTGCAGACCAATTGATCCGTGCCAAGACCATGGGTCGTTGCTACTGTGTGCGGGTGGAATGTGCTGAACACGGTGCCAACAGCGCCATCTACGAAGGCTGACATTTGCGCCAGCTTAAACGGCGTATATAAATATCTAAATCATGCCCAACGATTACCGTATAGCTGTCTTGTTGCCCACTCGTGGGCGTACCCAGGCTCTGGACCGCAGCCTGCTGGGCCTGTTGTCGCTGGCTCAGGATCGATCTGGCATACAGGTCTTGCTGGGACTAGACACCGACGACACTGTGGGCATTGAACATTTCCAACAACAACTACAACCCAAATTAGATGATCTCGGTGTGGACTACACTGCCATGTCATTTGAGCCCATGGGCTATGGTCGACTGCATGACTATGTGAACACACTTGCCCAGGCCAGTTCCGCAGACTGGATGTTTTTCTGGAACGACGATGCTGTCATGCAGACCCAAGATTGGGATCAGGAAATTATCCGCCACACCGGCCAATTCAAACTGTTGGCGGTGCACACCCATAATGATCATCCCTACAGCATATTCCCCATAGTGCCTCGTGCCTGGCTTGACGTTATCGGACATCTTAGTCTGCACAGCATGAATGATGCCTGGCTCAGCCAAAATGCCTACTGTGTTGACATCTGGCAACGCATCGACGTTCATGTTCTGCATGATCGTGCAGACCTTACCGGCAACAATCTTGACGCTACCTACAAAGAACGCGAACTCTTGGAAGGCAATCCCAGCAATCCCAGAGATTTCCATCATCCTGTGAACACCATGCACCGCATGAAGGAATGTGATCTGCTGAATGAATATTTAGAGAGCATTGGAGTGGACAACAGTTTCTGGCAACGTGTGCGTGACAACACACAGGATGCCTGGCAACACCTGAGAGAAAATGATGTCAACAGTCAGATGAGACAGTTCCAGATAAAGATAAAATGAAAAAAATCGTTTATGTCACTGGTTGCTTGGGATTTATTGGAGTGCATGTCACCCAGCAGTGCCTGGCCCGTGGTTGGTATGTACTTGGTGTAGACAAAGGCACCTATGCCAGCAACTGGAATTTTTTGGAAGAATTCCAAAAACATCCCAATTTTCAGTTCGTCAAATCTGACATCAATGATCTGGACCGCTTGGTTGACTGCGATTATGTGATCAACACCGCGGCCGAAACACACGTGGACAATTCTATACAGAGTTCGGATGTGTTTATCCGCAGCAACATCAATGGTGTGCATCACCTGTTGCAACTGATCCGGCAACAACCTGCTCACAGAGCACCTGTGTTCTTGCATTTCAGCACGGACGAAGTGTATGGTGACATAGAATCAGGCACGCACACAGAAACACATCTGCTCAGACCCAGTAATCCTTATGCAGCCACCAAGGCCGCGGCTGACATGTTGGTACTGGCTTGGGCCAGGACTCATGCCATCAAGTATGTGATAGTCCGACCCACCAACAACTATGGCATTGGGCAATACGTGGAAAAACTCATACCAAAAAGTGTCAAGTACATGCAACTGGGCAAAAAAATTGATCTACACGACTCAGGCAAACCTGTGCGTACCTGGTTGCATGCCAGCGATACCGCCCAGGCTGTGTTGCACATCATAGACAGTGCTGTGCAGAACTCTATATTTAATATTTCTGGCAACATCGAACTAGCCAACTATCAAGTGATACAAAAAATCCTACTGCTGTGTTTTGGTTGTGACCATGCACATGACTGGCAACAGTTTACACAACCCAGTGCCAGGCAAGGACAAGACGTCAGATATGCCATAGATGACAGCAAATTGAAACAACTGGGCTGGCAACCCAAGGCCGATTTTGACCAAGAACTAGCCAGCGTAGTCGAATACTATAGGAATAATTTTGTATGGTAAAAAACTACTTGGTATGTTCGGTGCGTCCTATAGCAGAAAACTGGATGGATCAACCCAGTTCACAATTGCATTTGGACTATCAAGAAATGTATCGGCTAAGATTGGCCAGTTTTAAACACTTTGTGAAAGAAACATTTAAAGAAATATTATGGACTGCCCCGGCCACCAATGGCGACACTTGCGCTTATCAAAATTGGTTGGACATTAAAGAACTGTGGCACAAGGAACCTTGCAACATATTCTGGGCCGGAGCCGACACACTTATGATTCAGCCTACAGAATTATTTTCAGATAAGTTTCCAGAATATCGATTGTTCAATTATACAGATCCAAAAAGCTATGGAGATTTTGCACACCATTTCAACGATGACATACAATATTATCCACATACCATGTCAGACCATGTATGGAAACTTGGAGAAGAGTGGTTGACTCTGAGAGAGACTCATCCAGACCGTAATTGGGGGTTTGATCAGTTGAGACACAATGCCATGTTCTGGAGTCAAGACATTCCAGACACAGACCGTTTGCATCCAGAAATGGCCTATCAAGCATTGAATTTAAGGGCCATGGTACAAAATGCAGTAGATTGGCACAATGAGTGGAACCGTATAGCTATAAATCAAGCACACATACTACATTTTCATGGTAGCCGTGGAAGTCAAGCAGTATTAAACATCATGAAAGAACTTTGTAATCAATTAGGTATTCAAACATGAAACAGATATTAGAAGACATTAAAAAATACATCGATGCCAAACATGCAGACAAGACCTGGACTGCCGGCAAGGACTTTGTTAACTATGCAGGTCCACATTTTACGTCTGACGAATATGTGGCGGCTGCAGAAGCACTACTGAACGGCTGGTTAGTCATGGGCAACAAGAGCCTGCGCTTTGAACAAAAGTTCCCCAAGGAATTTGGCAAGACTCGCGGGGTGTTGACCAACTCAGGCAGTAGTGCCAACCTGCTGATGATGGCCGCAATGAAGTCTAAACGTGGCCATAACTTTCCTCAAGGCACCAAAGTATTGATGCCCATTGCCGGCTTTCCAACCACACTTAATCCAACTTTGCAAAATGGATTTACACCAGTGTTCTGCGACATCGAAATTGATACCTTAAACATTGATCTAGATCAAGCCGAACAGATACTTGCTGGTGATCCCGACATCAAAATTATAACCTTTGCACATGTGTTAGGAAACCCACCCAACATGGATCGTGTGATGGAATTGGTCGATAAACACAATCTAATACTATTAGAAGATTGTTGTGATGGACTTGGTACCACCTATGATGGCAAGCCCTTGGGAAGTTTTGGCGAAATGGCCAGTTGCAGTTTTTATCCAGCACACCACATGACCATGGGCGAAGGCGGCTTTGTGGCCATGAATGATCCACAACAAGAAATCATTGTGCGTAGTCTACGTGAATGGGGCCGTGGTTGCTATTGTGTAGGGCCCGAGGCCAACAAGTTAAAATGTGGCACCTGCGGCCGGCGGTTCAATGAGTGGATTCCAGAAATGCCGGATCAGATTTTTGATCACAAGTATGTGTATGATGAAATTGGGTACAACTTAAAACCCATTGAACTACAGGCCGCCATGGGTCTTGAGCAACTTAAAAAATTGCCCAAGATACATGAGTTGCGTCAACGCAACTACAATCTACTGTTTGACATCTATGAAAAGTATGAACAGTTTTTCCACTTGCCACGTGCTAGAGACAAGGCTGATGTCAGTTGGTTTGCGTTTCCATTGACCATCCGTGCGGATGCTCCATTCTCTCGCATGGATATTGTTGACTATTTAGAAGAAAACTTGATACAGACACGCCCTTACTTTGCTGGTAACATCATGTTGCAACCTGCGTATTCACACTTGATGAATCCTGCAGAGGCACGTGACAACTACCCTGTGGCCACATTTACCATGAAGAACACATTCTTCCATGGATGCAGTCCGGTTATTACTCCAGAGCAGATTGAGTACATTGGGGACAAGGTCAACGGATTTATGAGCTTGTATCTATGAAAAGTTTAAGCCAAGTAACCGCCAAGATTGACGGTCAGCCAATGTTCAAGTATCTGGACATGGCCAAGTCTTTGGAAGTCAAAGGCCAACATCTTATACACATGGAGATAGGTGAGCCAGACTTTGACACACCCAAGAATGTTACCTGGGCGGCGGTTCAATCTTTGTCCAACGGAGAAACACACTACGGTAGTAGTTTTGGTTTACAAGAATTTAGAGAAGCTGTGCAGTTTGCCACAGAACGTAGCAGAGGATTCCGGCCTGATCTGGATCAAGTGTTGATTACTCCGGGTGCCAACATTGCCATCTACTATGCTGTGTTCTGTTTGGTTGATCCTGGCTTTGAAGTTATTGTGCCAGATCCCGGATTCAGTACGTATTACAGCAACATCAAAATGTGTGGCGCTGTGCCTGTGCGTGTGCCACTCAAAGAAGAAAACGAATTCCGCATGAACCCCGACGACATCGAAGCGGCTATTACAGACAAGACACGACTAATTATTATCAACAGTCCGCAAAATCCCACAGGTAGTGTGCTTACCACCGACGAAGTCAAACGCATTTATGAAATTGCCAAGAAGTACGACATATACATTTACAGTGACGAGATTTATGCACGTATGAACTATGAGCCAATTGGCTTTGCAAGTCCCAGCATTTACGATCATTGCAAAGAACATGTTATCCTCAGCAATGGTTTTAGTAAAGCATTTGCCATGACAGGTTGGAGATTGGGCACACTGATTGGACCTGCCAATGTCATCGAACGCATGGCAGCACTCTTACAAACTACGTCAAGTTGTGTGAGTACGTTTGTGCAACGTGCCGGCATTGAAGCCATTCGCGGCAGTCAAGAAACAGTCACAAACATGATGGCTGAATATCAGGCACGTAGAGACCTGCTGGTCGACGGACTCAATCGTGTCAAGGGCATTCGCTGTCTCCGGCCTGGCGGCGCATTTTATGTGTTTCCCAATATCACAGGCACAGGATTATCAAGTGACCAAGTTGTTGAAAAGTTAATGGATGCCGGAGTAGTGACCTTGCCCGGGCATTGCTTCGGAGAACACGGCAAAGGCTATATTAGATTGTGTTATGCAACCAGTCGTAAAAACATTCAAGAAGGCCTGAATAGAATTTACAAAGCGTTGGGGACAAAATGAGAGTATGTGATTGGATCGCTGATTACTTAAAATCAATCGGTGTTGAACGTGTACACGGCCTAATGGGTGGTGGTGCCAGCGGGCTCAACGACGGATTCATCAAACAGGGCATGCCCTACATCTGCTATCATCACGAGCAAGGCGCAGGACATTCTGCCATCGGTGAAAGCAAGTTCTCTGGCAAACTTGCTGTGGTCAATCCCACAACAGGCTGTGCAGGTACCAACTGTGCAACATCGGTTTTAAATGCATGGCAAGACAGTGTACCTGTTTTGTTCTTGTCAGGCAATGTTAGATTGGCAACCTGTAGCGGACACATCAACAAAAAAAACAACATCAACGTTCGTAAGTATGGCATTCAAGAACACCATGTTGTTGACACCTACAAGACCATGACCAAACTAAGTTGCTTTGTCGACCATGTACAAGACGTAGCCTACACAATGCAATATGCAGTATACTTGGCGACCGCCGGTCGTCCTGGACCTGTATGGATTGATATTCCCGGAGACATTCAAACAGCACAGATGCCCGAGAACTATAGAGAGTATGTGGCTACTGCCTTGGTCGACACACTGTCAGACTATGCTCGTGTAAAGCAAGCCATTGCCCGAGCTGAACGTCCTGTTGTGTTGGCAGGCTACGGCATTCGCCAAAGCAATACTGTTGACGACTTTGTGAAGTTTATTGAACACTATGAGATTCCGTATGTTAGCACCTACGGAGCAAGAGATTACACAGCCGACGATCATAGATTAAGTATTGGTGCTGTTGGTATCAAAGGTAGTCGTGCAGGTAATTTTGCCATGCAAAACGCAGACATGTTGCTTGTGTTGGGTAGCAGTCTTGGTTCAAGTGTGATTGGATACGATCCTGCACAGTTTAGTCCAGGCAGTTATAAAATTATTGTAGACTTAGACATTAACGAACTAAAAAAAGATATCGTCAACATTGATGAAAAATACAATGTCAACTTGGAACAATTCTTCAGGAGCATGCTATGAACAGACAAGCCTGGATAGACAAATGCAATCACTGGAAAGATATCTGGCCTGTGATGCAGGACCAGTACCAGGCCAACAACAACGACTACTCATTGAATATCTATGCTGTGTTGGATGCTATCAACAAATACAGTCGTCCAGAAGACATCCTAATGGGCGACGCTGGTAGTATCAGCTACGCAGGACCTGTCGCGCTTAACGCCAAACCGGGTCAACGCTTTATTTTTAGTCCAGCACAAGCAGACATGGGCTGGGCACTGCCTGCGGCCATTGGAGCCAGCATGGCCAGTAATCAGCCCATCATCAGCATCATAGGTGATGGTAGTTTTATGAGCAATATTCAAGAACTTGCCACAGTCAAGCAACATGAACTCAATATCAAATTTGTTATACTCAACAATTCTGGTTATTTGAGTATCAAAAATACACAAACAAAATATTTCAATGGTCGTGTACATGGCACCAGTTCAGAAACTGGTCTGTGGTTTCCCAACTTTATGAACATTGCTTCTGCATTTGGCATGAGCTATGTCGATATGCGACTGGCATCTGATCTGGGCCGGTTCCCAGAAATTCTTGCCAAGGCAGGGCCTTGCATTGTTGATTGCCGTTGCCACACTGATCAAGAAATCCTTCCAGCACAGGCATTAAAGGATGGCCAGCAAGCAGGACTACACGACATGACACCGTTCCTAAGTGACGACGAACTGGCTTGTGAAATGATTGTTAAAATTTAAGGCTTCATGACAAATTCCTCATACCAAAAGATTCCAGGGCTAGAAAACCTAATTGAACTAAGAGACAATTCACCGTACCCAGAATTAAAAAATCTGTGGTGGCCTCAATATGATTGGGACATGTGGAATTACATGCACAAGCATCGCATAACGCCAGAATTTTTTGATGAATTATTGCCACATGTTAATTCTTTAGGTGTTGCAATACAGGCTGGTGGGAATTGTGGACAGTATGTACGACAGTTTAGTCAACGTTTTGAAACAGTGTACACATTTGAACCAGATCCAATAAATTTTTTATGTTTGACTTTGAACTGCGGTGACAATGTGATAAAAACACAGGCCTGCGTGGGCAATGAAAGAAAATTTGTAAACATAAGCAAAGGTAATGATTCAGGAGCCATTCACGTCAGCGGACAAGGCAACATACACACAGTGATTATTGATGACATGGATCTGCCGGCCTGCGATCTTATACAGTTAGACATCGAAGGTTACGAATATTTTGCCTTGTTGGGGGCTCAACGTACCATTGAAAAATATCATCCTTTGCTCATGTTAGAATGGTATGGGCCCTGGGCCAAAAGATATGGCGTGAGTTTTGAACAATTTGAGAAATTGTTGGGTGATCTTGGCTACTGTCAAATTATGACCAACATGACTGATTGCATTTACAAATACCAACCATGAAAACAGCATTGATTACCGGAGCCAATGGGTTCATTGGCCACTACCTAGTAGAAGAATTTGTTAAAGACCATAGTGTGATCTGCGTGGTAAGACCAGGTTCCATCAATATGGAACGGATCAATCACATGCTTGATCGTGTTACTGTAATTGAACATGACATTAAAAATTCTTGCAGACACTTGCCGCCAGCAGATATTATATTACATGCTGGTGCCAATCCAAGTTCGGCCGACAGCTTGAGTGATCCCACAGCATCCATCATGGACAATGTGCTGGGCACATTGAACTTGTTGGAACACGCCCGGCACACTGGAGTTGAAAGATTTGTGTATTATAGCAGTGCCGAAGTGTTTGGCCCTATAGCTATCGGACAGGACAGTCAAGCAACTGATGCCTACAACAGCAACAGTCCTTATGCAGCCGGCAAAGCTGCCGGTGAAGAATTGTGCCTGGCCTATGCCAACTCGTTCAATGTTCCTGCCAGCATTATACATATCAACAACAGCTTTGGGCCACGTTGTCAAAGCAATCGCTTGCCTGTGATCATTGTACGCAAATTACTCAACAACGAAACCTTGGACATACACGTGGGGCCTAGTGATCGGATCGGCGGACGTCGTTGGTTCTATGCCGGCGATGTGGCCAGTCATACTCGATTTATACTGGAAACACAACGGACCCGTTGTGAAAAATGGAACAGTGCCGGCAACAAGTTTATCAACAATCTTGAGTTTGCCCAACACATTGCCCAGATAATGGGCCGTGAATTAAGATATCGTTTGGTTCCAGTTGATCGCCCCGGGCACGATTTATGTTTTAGTGTTGATCCTGGAAAATTATATGCACTAGGATGGCAAGCACCCAGATCATTTGAACAACGGTTGACCGAAACAGTCAAATGGTATCAAGATAATCCCAAATGGCTCACTCGATAATTGACAATCAAGGTCAAATTGCTGTATAATAACACATGAAGAAAATCTATTATACCTGGCAGGATGTTGAACATCAAACCCAGGAAATACTACGGCAAATCCAAGCAAGTGATTGGCGTCCTGACTACGTGGTAGGACTCACACGTGGTGGCTTGGTGCCAGCCAACCTGATCAGCCAGTATCTAGGCTGCAGGATGGAAACACTCAAGGTCAGCTTGCGAGATGACACAGAATGTGAAAGCAATCTGTGGATGGCCGAAGATGCCTTTGGACACGAAATGGAGAGGCCAAAAAACATTCTTATCGTGGATGACATCAACGACACTGGCGCAACCTTGAATTACATACACCAAGACTGGCCCAGTGGTTGCTTGCCTGATCATGCACGCTGGTCGGCAGTATGGGGCACCAATGTGCGTGTGGCTGTGCTGGTCGACAACGAGTCAAGCAAGTCGGAAATTCCTGTGACCTACAGTGCGGTTGATCTAAATAAGGCCGAAGAAGATTGTTGGATTGTTTTTCCTTGGGAGACATGGTGGCAAAAATAAAAGTTTCGGAAGTATTCTACAGCCTGCAAGGTGAAGGGCGTTTTGTGGGTGTGCCCAGTGTGTTCTTACGCACGTATGGTTGCAACTTTACATGCGCATCCTTTGGATGTGCACCGGGAGAAAAGAGTTCGGGTGCAGATGACGTAGCCGAAGTAGTACACCTGTACAATCGTTTTGAAGAACTGCCCTTGGTGGAAACTGGCTGTGACAGTTATGCGTCATGGCATCCAGCATTCAAGCACTTGAGCCCCACACAGACCACAGAAGAACTGGTAGAACGCATGTTGGCACTCACGCCCAACAACATGTGGCAACAGAACAATGGCAACAACGTGCATCTTGTGATCACCGGTGGCGAGCCTTTGCTGGGTTGGCAACGTGCCTACAGCGAACTGTTGAGTCACGATCGCATGCGTGACTTGAAGAATATCACCTTTGAGACCAACGGCACACAAGAACTGCACAAGGACTTCCGTCACTTCTTGTTGGACTGGACCTTGAATCCACGCTTGGGCAAACGAGGTTCCACGGCACTGACCTTTAGTGTGAGTGCCAAATTAAGTGCTTCAGGTGAATCATGGGAAGATGCCATATGTCCGGACGTTGTGATGAGCTATGCGGATGTTGGGCACACGTACCTGAAGTTTGTGGTGGAAACCGATGATCACATTGACGAAGCCATACGTGCCACTGATGCATATCGACGTGCAGGATTCACTGGCACCATCTACTTGATGCCACAGGGTGGTGTGGTTGAACCCTACGATCGCAACAAACTGCGGGTGGCCAACATCTGCTGTGCGCAGGGCTGGAACTACAGTCCCAGATTGCATGTTGACCTGTGGGGCAACGGCTGGGGCAAGTGATGCACCCACGTAATTTTTAATTTATATCTCGTATGTCACCTATACCCGGCATGGATGATGGCAGTTTTTACATACGAGCCGAATGGCGCCTGTGCAGAGCCTTGTGGCCACATCGCTGTGACATCACGGGTCGTAGGATATGGCCCGGAACCTTGGCCTATCGTGGTCGCGCCGTGTGGACGGGTCCCGGTGAACCCGCGATTGAATATCGCTGGCATGATAGACAAGAACATTTATTTTGGCAACTAAAGGACAACACATGAAACAACTTGCCGCTAACATCACCCACTGGATCTGTGAGTATGTCACATCCAATCGGATACAATCCTTGGTGGTGGGCATATCCGGCGGCATAGACTCCAGTGTGGTCAGCACCTTGTCAGCCCGCACCGGCCTGCCTGTGACCGTGGTCACCATGCCCATACACCAAAGACCTGAACAGCATGATCTCAGCCTCAGGCATGGCGCCTGGCTGACTGAATGCTTTGCCAATGTCACACATGTGACCAAGGATCTCACAGCAGTGTTTGATCAGTTTGAACTTGTGTTAGGCACCTATGACAATATGCTGGGCATGGCCAATAGCCGAGCCCGACTAAGAATGGCCTGCCTGTATCAGATCGCACAGCACACACACGGCATAGTGGTGGGCACGGGTAATCGGGTAGAAGATTTTGGCGTGGGTTTTTACACCAAGTACGGTGACGGTGGGGTGGACATCAGCCCCATTGGAGACTTGGTCAAAACCGAAGTCTGGGAGTTGGGTCGAGAACTGGGCATACTCGAAGACATCATACATGCAGCTCCTACCGACGGCCTCTGGGCCGATGGACGCACAGATCAGGCACAACTGGGCGGCCTGACCTATGAACAACTGGAACTGGCCATGTCGCAGGATCAGGGCCAAGCCTTGGTCAAAAATGCCCCGGAACTGGGACGCCTGCAGGCTTATCAGGCACTGCGTTCCAAAAATCTGCACAAGATGACACCCATACCTGTGTTCCTAAAATCTGCTGGCTAGCCAACGGTGCAGATAAATTAGTTATAATCTGATTGATCAAAGGACTAGCATGGCAAAAATTGGCTTCATAGGAATTGGAAAACTGGGTTTGGACTGTGCAGAAGTATTTGCTAAACAGCACGAAGTTCGTGGCTACGACATAGTGCCCAGAACCAGTGACACAGTAACAGTATGCACGATCGCCGAGCTAGTCAACGAAAGCGACTGGATTTTTATAGCTGTGCCCACTCCGCATGAAGACGGCTATGACGGCAGTGTGCCGTCAAGCCACATGGCACCCCGGGACTTTGGTCATGCGGCTGTGCTGGATGCCATAGACCAGATCAATCTGCATGCCACAGACTCCAAAAAAGTTGTGTTGATCAGCACTGTGTTGCCGGGAACAACCAGAAAGCATTTTGTGTCCAGGCTACATGCACGGCATGAGTTCTTGTACAATCCATATCTGATTGCCATGGGCTCGGTAAAATGGGACATGGTCAATCCGGAAATGATCATGATCGGCACAGCAGATGGTGCCTGGACCGGAGTAGCTGGTCAGTTGCGATCCTTGTATGACACCATCATGCAGAACAATCCACGCTATGAAATTGGCACCTGGGACGAGTGTGAGGCCATTAAGATTTTCTACAACACTTTTATTTCCGCCAAGGTTGGTCTGGTCAACATGATACAGGACTTTGCACAACGCATTGGCAATATCAACGTGGATGTAGTGACCACGGCCCTGGCACGTAGTACCATGCGCATCATGGGTCCCAAGTACATGACCGCAGGCATGGGCGATGCAGGTGCTTGTCATCCCCGAGACAACATAGCCCTGCGCTGGCTGGCCCAAGAGTATAACATTGGTTACGACCTGTTTGACACCGTGATGCGTGCGCGAGAATTCCAGGCCAAGAACCTGGCCGACTACCTGATCCAGCAAGCCGCTGACCACAGCCTGCCCATAGTCATACATGGCAAGGCCTACAAGCCCGATGTGCCCTACTGCATAGGCTCCTACAGCACCTTGGTGGGGCACTACATCCTGGCCACAGGCCTATCTGTGGTGTATGTGGATCCCTTGGCCGACGACACAGATCACTGCCTGGCACACATTCCAACACCCGCGGTGTTCTTATGGGCACACAACAGAAAGATCACCTACGACTACACCGGACACCAAGCAGACACCCAGCCCTACTGTGAAATCTTGCCCGGCAGTGTCATAGTGGATCCCTGGCGCAAGTTGCCGGTTGACATGCCCGGCATCACTGTGCTACACTACGGCAACACCAGACTATGACCAGGAATCCACATGGGATTATTTGATCGCATTTTCCGAAAGAAAACCACCGCACCCCGACCCGAACCCCAACCCAAGAAGGTGCCCAAGACTGAAAAACAACTGGCCACCGAAAAGGGTGAGCCCTGGGTCACCGTGGTCGGCATGGACGTTGATCCCAACAACATGCAGGCCGGCTCCTTTGAACTGGACTGGAACGACAAGTTCGTGGCCAACCTTGTGCGGGCAGGCTATCAGATGAACGCCAAAGACACTGATTCAGACATAGTGGATCGTTGGTTTACCACGGTGTGCCGCAACATTGTGCTGGAAACCTATGAACAGCATGAGGCCATGAATCCCCAACGTGACCGAGTAGTCAAGACCAGAAACATCGGAGACGGTCGCAGCGAAGTGTCATGATCCTGGCCATTGGCGACAGCAACATGTATCCGGCCTGCACAGAGTCGGAACAACCCATAGATCCCAACAACATAGTGCCGGTGTTCAGCCAGCTACTGGGAGAAAAATTCCATTGCTGGAGTAAGAATGGTGCCAGCAACCACTGGATACAACACCACTTGGACTACTGCTTGGCTCTGCATGATCCCAATCCCTACAGTTTCTTGTTTGTGGGTTGGACCAGTTTTGAACGTGAAGAGTGGCCTTGGCTGTACAGCAACTACAGCGTGTGTGGTGGGCCCAATTTTGGCATGCCAGAACCCATGAAGGCCAGGTTTGAAGCATGGAAAAGCACGCTCACAGGTGAATATTACCGCCAGATGACACAAACCTGGCATGACCGAATACACCTGGCACATGTGAAACTGCGTGATCGCGGTGTGAGGCATCTATTTTGGACAACCTACAACAATTTTCATGAACTTGACAAACAACATGAATGGCATGGCAACTTCTATAGTCCATATCACGTCAACGGTTGTATGTCAAAGTTTTTAGAATCTCGTGATCTGGCACCCGTTGCTGGTGACCCATTTCATTATGGTGCCGAAGCGCAACAAGCCTGGGCATCTGCGCTGAGTCAGCATGTGTTGGAACTTGGCCTATGATGCTGTATGTCAACGGTGACAGTCACACCGCAGCAGCCGAAGCAGTGGTACCACATGCTTTTGCCGAGGATGATCCTGAACTATTTTATCTTGGGCGCACTGCACATCCAGACAATCTGGTTGTGAGCTGGGGCAAGCAACTGAGCCTGGCTCTACGAGCAGGCCTGCGTTGTGATGCAGAAAGCGCCAGTTCCAACGCCCGGATCATGCGTACCACACAGGACTGGCTGGCCGGCAGTGGCAAAGATCACCCGGATCAGTTGGTCATCATTCAATGGAGCACCTGGGAACGCGAAGAATGGTTGTTGCACGGCACATACCTGCAGGTGGGTGCCAGTGGCCTGGATCATACACCGGCAGAATTGCAAGAACGATACAGAAACTTTGTTATCAGCACTGATTGGGAAATCAAGACCCAACAAGCTCACGACGACATCTGGCAGTTCCATCAAGAACTTGTGGATCGTGATATCAAGCATGTGTTCTTCAACGGCAACAACGATTTTTCCAAAATTGATGATAGAAAAGACTGGGGCGTTGGCTACATTGCACCTTATGATCCTGCGATGACCTATGATGCCTTGATACGTGCCCAAGGCATCAAAACGGTTGCGCCCAATTCTTGGCATTTTGGTCCAGATGGCCATAATGTGTTTTTCCGTTTTATTTTGGATTACCTGATTGCCCATAGATTAGTTTGACTTTGACCCAGAATCATGCTATAATTGCTGTATGAAATATGTTCTCGTAGATACTGCCAATCTTTTCTTCCGTGCCCGGCATGGTGCTTTCAGAGCCAGTGACACCTGGGAAAAAGTGGGCTTTGCCCTGCATGTAACGCTGATGGCGGCCAACAAAATGGCCCGGCGTTTTGAGGCGGATCACATGGTGTTTGCCCTGGAGGGACGAAGCTGGCGCAAGGATGTATATAAACCCTACAAAAACAACCGTGCCGTGGCCCGTGCCGCACTCACAGAAACAGAAGTTGAAGAAGATGCCATGTTCTGGGAAACCTATGACAACTTGACTAAATACTTGGGTGAGAAAACCAACTGCAGCGTGATTCGTTGTGCTACAGCCGAAGGCGACGACATCATAGCTCGCTGGATCGCACTAC